CAGATCGGCCCGAAGACAATCGCCGCCGCTAAAGCCTATCTTGGCGTTCGCCTGACCGACATGCGGCTTGGATTCTTAAAAGGACTACCGACATGGGCTACCTTTGGGCGTGGCTGGGCCAATCGGATAAACGACGTTTATGCTGTTGTGCGGGACTTATGCTCGCGCTGACAGGCTGCGCCGATTTTAAGTATTACGAATGTATCGCCCGTGATAGCACGTCGCGGCCATGTAACTAAAAGGAGCTAAAATGTTAGCTAATTGGATGACCACGATTCCCGGCGTTATCGCTCTTGCCAGCGTTCTTTGGCACGCTTGGCAGACCAAAAGCCTTAACTGGGAAGATCTTCAGAGCGCTCTTGTCGGTTTGGGCCTTGTCGCCGCTAAAGACTGGAATGTTACCGGCGGCACCAAGCCCAATGATTGAAGGGGTCAGGTCGCAGCGCCAAAGACTGTTGACGAAACTGCCGATGATCTTGATGCTGGCAAGTTTTAGCGGGTGTCAGTCGACCAGCAGATGTCCTCCGCTGGTCGACTATTCAGCCGAACTCCAAACCAAAGCGGCCAAAGAATTACGCGCTCTCCCCAACGACAGCGCTGTTGCTAGACTTGTCGTCGACTACGGCCAGCTTCGCCGCACGTGCCGCCTTTAAGTCTTTTTTAGCCCTATACGACACGTCCTGAAGCCCGCGCGCTTGCGCGTAATCTTCGGCAAACGTCGCCGCGAACAGTTCATAATTCACCGCGTCAACATGGCTGTCCATGTGAGTAGGCGACGCAAACGCGCGGGCGTTCTTAACGCAGGCCAGAATAATCGCAATCTCATAGGGGTGGAACTCACGCCCCAGACGCAGCGTGGCCAGATCGGCCGCAAGCTGGAAATTGTTCTCTATGCCGCCATATCCCTGACCGCGCTGGTCAATGATCTTAGCAGCTTCATACAACAGTTCTTGAGGGTTCATTTATCATCTCCATGATGGCCGCCCTTTCTCGCAACATTCTCAGCACTGTATAGCGCTGATGCAGCCGCACTAGGATCGTAGAGCGCCGGGCGTGGGTCGCTTCATCCTCCAGAAGCTCTTGCACTTCTGTCTCGGTTAAGTCGGCGAGTTGCTCATTCAACTCTTTCCAAGTTAATGGTTTTCTCACTGATGCCTCGCAAAGTTGCCGTGGTATTTATCGCGCGCTTCAGACGCCACTAACATTGCCAACTCCAAATCCTCTACTAAAGCGTAAAAACAAGTTTCCCCGCCGCTGCGTATTCTTACTTGCCATTTACCGCTGGCTGACGGGCTCACATTTTTCATGCCTGACGTATTATTTTTTCCTTTTCGGCGGTTACAACTATTCTGCGTCAATGTTGTTTCGCGTAAATTATCTATCTTGTTATTTAGCGGATTACCGTCTTTATGGTCTATGAACGGTGGCATGTGACCGTGATGCAGTAAAAACACTATGCGATGCAGCAGGTATGTTTTTCGTTTATACGCCACGTGCCAATAGCCGTCAGCTTTTCGCAAATGCCCGGCTTTTGATCCGGCCGCAACATGCGTATTAGGTCTATCACGCCAATACAATTCGCCATCGCGGTATTCCCATACCGCTTTAGCTTCAATTTGTGTTAAGTTCTGCAAGGGCGATTTCCGCTAAAGATTTCTTGTCTTGTAAACTAGACAAGATCCTTTCGTCAATAGTTTTATTACACATGATAAGATAGCACCACACATCGCGTGTCTGTCCGCTGCGGTGCAAACGACCAATGGTCTGTTCGAACAGCTCCAGCGACCACGGCAGCGAGAGGAACACGATCTTGTTACCGCCAAACTGAAGGTTCAGCCCGTGACCGGCGCTCTTAGGATGGATCGCCAGCAATTCTATCTTACCGGCGTTCCAGCGTTCGATAGCGTCGGGCGCGTCGATTGTAGTAACATTAAATGATCGTTGCAGCTCGGCTAGTTCTTCTTTGTAGTTGTAGACAATGATGGTGTTGTCTCGCTGGTTTTCGTCGAGGATGTCTCGGAGAGATTCAAACTTTTGGCGTCCAAACCACTTAGCAACGCCTTGGCTATCATAAGCGAAGCCGGAGGTAAGCTGCTGAAGTTTGTTTGTGACAGCAGCCGCTGTCGGAGCCGTGATCTCTTCATGCACATATTCCTTCTTCATGTTTTCATAGGGCTCGCGGTCGTCGAGATCGCATCGGATCTGCACGACATGCAGCTCAGGCAACTTGTCTTTGTATTCGCCAGGCTCCAGCACATAGGTCGCCGGCTTGATCGCCTCCATGACCTTCGGCAGCGCTTGCGGCAACGGCTCCCACTGGCCATAGTCGCGGTTCACGCAGTAAAAATACTGTTGCAAGAACGCGCCCTTGCTGCGACCTAGCAACGTTTGATCGACGACCTTGCACTGACCGAACACGTCTTCCAAGCCGTTCGACGTAAATGATCCGGTAAGCCCCCAGCGGATCTTGAACTGATCCAATATCTTCATAAGAAACTTGAAGCGTTTGCGGGACGGGTCTTTTAGCCGCGTTAACTCGTCAAATACAATGCCGTCGAAGTCTTTAGGGTCAATCGTCGGTATGTTGTCGTAGTTGGTGACGACTATATCAACGTCTGCCGCGAACGCTTTCTTGCGTTGTGCTGGCGTGCCAACCGCGACGGACATGCTCATATGCTCGGCCCATTTCGGTCGCTCAACGGGCCACACGTCGGTGCAAACGCGCTTCGGCGCTAACACAAGCCAACGGTCGCAATGACCTTTAGCCGTCATGTCCGACATTGCCGTCAACGTAATCGCTGTTTTCCCAGCCCCCACAGGGGCGAGTATCATGGCTCGGTCACGGCTAAAAAGGAAGTCGGCGGCTTCGTGCTGGTATGGGCGTAAATCCATTTGTCAACTTCTTCTTTAGACCATAGAACTTCATAGTTCTGATTGAGCTGATCCATGTCACGCGCAAATGCTGACTGAAGCGGTGATATTTTACCGCCGGGACGCTTTAATTCTATGAAATGCGTGGTGCCATCTGGTAAGCAAACGATTCGATCTGACACACCGCGATTCGATGGCGACACGAACTTGAACGCTTTGCCGCCAGCTTGTGCGACGCATTTCACAAGATATTTTTCGATGTCACGTTCCAACATAAAAAGTCTCTTGACACACCCGTAAAGAAAAGTCTAGTGTCGAATCACTGAAAGGTAAGGTAATGGCACACAGCAATATCGTCGGCGGTTCGACCGCTAAGCGTTTGATTAATTGCCCCGGTTCGCGGGCGCTAGTCAACACAGTCCCTGAAAAACCAAGCTCTAAGTATGCGGAAGAAGGCTCACGTCTGCACGACGCCATGCACATGATCTTGTCGCATGGCGCAAGCGTTGACGATTATCCTGACAATGAGAAGCTAGTCCTAGCACTTGACTCGTTAAATCAGATCGACCCTAATAACGAACTTGAGTTCGCCACGGAGGTGAATGTTCATTTTAACGACTTTCTTGCCGGAGTTTACGGTTCTTGCGATCTCGCTGGCCGTATTCGCAATCGTGCGGTAATCCTCGACTGGAAGTTTGGGGATGGCGTTGCGGTAGACGCCGAAGAAAATGAACAGCTTATGTTCTATACGGCCGCAGGTATGCGGACGGAAGAACTGCGCTGGGTCTTTGAAGGCGTCACGGAAATCGAACTTATCATCGTGCAGCCGCCGTATGTGAAGCGCTGGGTGACGACGCCCGGTCGCATCAAGGCGTTCGAGCGCACGCTGTATGATGCTGTGCAGGCGTCATTCAAGCCTAATCCTAAATATGAAGCTGGCGATCATTGTCGTTGGTGCGCCGCTAAGCCTGTCTGCCCGTTGTTGACGGGTCAGCTTGAGCGCGCTGTTGCGACGAAAGTTAAAGCCATTGATGTGGAGAAAGTCGGCAATGCTCTGGCGTTTGCGATCCTTGCGGAAGAGTGGGCTAAAAGCGTCCGTGAACTGGCCCAGACGATGCTGGAGAACAACGCGCCCGTGCCGGGATGGAAGCTTGTCCCCAAGCGCGCCACTCGCCAGTGGGCTAATGTTGAAGGAGCGCGCGAAGCTCTTGAGCAAATGGGACTTGATTCCGAAGAATTGATTGTGACCGAACTGAAGTCTCCAGCGCAAATTGAGAAGGTGCTGAAGAAGCATCAGCTTGAACTGCCAAAGGATCTCGTCGTCGCAATCTCAACAGGTAACACAATCGCGCCGGAGAGCGATCCCCGGCCGGCGGTGCTTACAATAGGCAAGAACATTCGTTCTGCCTTCTCTAAAATAAAGGTCTAGTCATGTCTAATGTAGTAAAGTTCGGCAACGCCAACCTCCCCACCGCTGCGTCTCTGGCTGAGTCGCTGCGTAAACTCGACACTGACGCTGGCGTCGGTTCGGTCATTCTGAAAATGGATAAGACTGGCCATTGGGTTTACGGCGCGGATCAGACTGAGATCGACAAAGACGGACGCTGGGCGGTCAATCCGTTCTCGTTCGTCCACGGTTTCATCGCGTGGGGCGAAGGCGAAGTGCTTGGCGAGAAGATGGTGTCTATTACGGAGCCGCTTCCCGAACTGGACGTGCCTCCGCCTGGCGCTAAGCGCGGATGGGAGCCGCAGGTCGGCATGAGCGTCAAGTGCCTTGATGGTGAGGACGCTGGCACGGAAGCCCGCTATACGGTCACGTCCGTTGGCGGTAAACGCGCTATGCACCAGCTTGCCATGAAGGTTGCCGATCAAGTCGAGAAAGATCAGGACGCGCCGGTGGCAGTCGTGAAACTCGGCTCGGAATATTATCAGCATAAGTCTTACGGCCGCGTCTACACTCCGGTGTTTGACGTGATCGAATGGATTTCGCTCGACGGTGCGCCAGTTGAAACCGCTGATGCGAGCGGTGGTGACACTGGCCGTCGTCGTCGCGGCTGATAGTAGGAGGGCGGCGTAGTGGGGCTGCGCCGCCCTTTTTTTGGAGAAGACAAATGACCTACGTTGAAGTGCTGACGGATACGACTTTGTATCTGTTCTTCTATGGTTTCGGGCTAATCTCAGGGATCTTTGTGTCATGGATCGAATCGAGAAGGTAAGCCGGTATATTCCGGCGGTAATGCCGTCGCGTGGCGGCAGCGGCGAAGAGAACGGCAGCACCGTGCGCCACATGCTCCTGTCTATACCGCGCATCAAGTTCCTAGAGGGCGCTGAGACAGAATATTACCATAAGTATAGCGTGTTGGAACATGAGCCTGTCATCGTCAATCCCAGCTACAGCGACAAATGGTGCGAACTTATCAAAGCCGATCCGCTGACGGAACGCGAGTTAGAAGTCGAGAAACTGATAAACGACGGCAACTCGCACAACGCTGTGGCGCTCAAGCTGCACATCGCTAAGGGCACCATAGCCAATCTTATCACCCGCGTCCGCGTCAAGCGCGCCTACCAGAGCCTGAAAAAATGAAGCACATCATCCTAGCCGCCGGCATAGCTGTGTGGGGTGGCCCTAACGGGCCAGTCGCCACCGAACTGCAATACCCCGAAGAGAACTTTTACTACACGCCCTACGGCCAGATCAGCGCGCCGAAGGTCGGCAACATGACGATCTATAATGGCCCGAACGGTGAGTATCTTGGCTACCGCTTAGAAGGAGAAAGTGATGAATAGGAAGATCATACAAATAACCACGATAGGCCATGCAGATAGCTATGAAGTAGTTTACGCGCTGTGTGATGACGGTAGCGTTTGGCGACTTTTTGTGACTTCTTCGGGAATCGGTGACTGGCACCGCATACAAGAAATACCGCAAAAATGATCTGGCTTGATTTCGAGACGAGGAGTGAATGCGATCTGAAGACGGCGGGCGTATATAATTACGCCCGTCATCCGTCAACGCAAGTCATTTGCATGTCGTATGCCATAGACGATGAGCCTGTGCAGACTTGGCGGCCGGGGACAATATTGCCTGTCTGGTTTAAGACTCAGATCCGCGCACACAACGCGGCGTTCGAGCGGCTTATCTTTTGGCATGTCCTGAATATGCCGATACCACTAGAACAATTCTACTGCACCGCTGCGCAAGCGCGGGCGAACTGTGCGCCAGGGAGCCTAGAAGATGTCGGACGATTCGCCGGAACTGAAATGCGCATT